CGGCCTTTAAATCCTTCGGTGTCCGCTGTATCGAAACCGGCCAGGCTTCGCTTGTAGCCGTCACCTCCAGCGGCCACGTCAATCGCGCCACCAATAGCCGCGCCAACCGCTGATCCTATAGGCCCGAAATAGGAACCAGCTATACCGCCAATCGTGCCGCCGATACCAGATTCAGCCTCTTTGCCGAATATGGACTCACCAATCTTACCGCCCCCCCAGTTGCCAGCCGCCCCGGCGGCAAAGCTGGCGCCGATGTTGCTGGCGTTTGTTGCGCCAAAGCTCAGCCCCTCACTACCAGCTTGGCTAAATCCGCCCGCTGACATGGCCTCGCTGATCGGTCCAGCGCCGCCAGAAATGGTTGACCCGGTCACCTGAGCGCCGCCGCCAGCCCCGAACATGCCCATGATGTTCTTCAGGCCATTGGCAGTGTTGCCATTGGTGATTGAATCCATGCCGCCGCCGTTGAACACGATATTGACCGCGTCAGCAGCAAGCATTTCGGCCATCATTCGACGAAAGCCGTCGAGGATCGAATCGAACGCGCCCTCGGCAGTGAACTCCATATCGTAAAACATATCGGCCCAGTTCTGCTGGATGTTCTCCAGCATTCGCTCCTGCGATCGCATGGCCTCGGTGGTTTCTTCGACCGTTGCTGTAAGCCTGTCGCCCGATTCGCTGGCCTCGTCGTACGCTTCACCGACGCCCTTCATTCGGAACTCTGTCTGGTGGAGCAGCTTGATGTGATCCATGTACGCAAGGTTGACGTGGGACAGAGAACCCATCAGGCCGTCATAGGATCGCTGTGTATCGTCCAGGAACCCGGGCAGACTGGAGGTTTCGTTGCCCAGCTCCCGCGTTGCCTGAGTGGCGATGCGCGTAGTATCTACCTGGGTGGCTATCCCCTCATTCAGCCCTTCCAGCAGCCTCGTCATGCCACCCACAAGCTGGCTGTGCCTCTCGTTCGCCCTGGATTGTTCGCCGAACTGAACGTTGAGCCTGGCCATCAGCTCCGCGTTATTGGTAATGGCCTTGCCAGAGTTGGCCCGCACCTCATTCAATAACGCTTCGCCGCTTATCAGGCGATTCACTGCGTCGATGGCGTCATCAAGAGACGGCACATAGTCATCATCAAGCACCACACCTGCATCCCGCATGGCCTCTTTGAGAAGGCGCGTCTGCTCTGCGGCCTCTTCACTCTCCGTGCTGACCTGAAACAGCTTCTCGGCAATGCCTTCTAGTACGGGAGCGAAGTCCACCGCCAGCTGCTGAGCGAACCCTGAAAACAGCGTTTTCGCGCGGTTGATCGCATCATTGGCCTCTTCGACTTTTGCCGCGTCAACTCGGTTGATCGCAATACCGGCCTGCTCGGCCTGGCGGCCAAACTCATCGAGGCCGGCAGTACCGGCCGCCATGGTCTGAACGAGTGACACGCCCTCGCTGTCGAACAGCTTCATGGCCAACCGGACCTTGTCCGACTGGTTCTCCACGCCCTCCATTGCTCCGGTGACCCGGCGGAACACCTCGTCTGGAGAAAGCTGTACCAATTCCTCGGCCGACAGCCCCAGTTCGTTGATGGCGTTTACCGCTTCCCCGGTGCCTTGCGCAGCCTCGGCAACGCGCCTGGTCATGCGTTGTAGCGCCATGTCGAGGGTATCGGTGGATACACCGGTCTGCTCGGCAGAAAATCGCAGCTTTGCGAGATCCTCAGTTGCTAGTCCCAGTCGGGCGGACACCTTAGCGAGGGAATCGACCGTCCGCAGTCCAGAGGCGGTCATCGCGACGAACGAGGCACCCAGTGCTACCGAAAATCCAGCCAGCGCTTTCGTGGCAGTGCTGATGACCTTCCGGCTGCGCTCCATCGATTTGCGTTGTCGATCAGTTTCCTTGCGCCAGGCACGGGTCCCTTTTGTCGTCTTGTCAGTAGCTTGGTCGAGTTCCGACACCTCGCCCTTAAACTTGCGCAGCGTCTTCGTTCCGCCATCGGCGTCGCCTTCGATGACGAAGCCTACTTTGTACTGCTTTGCCATAGTTAGCGCTTCCTTGATAAGGCCCGAAGGGCACCGGATTCGATCAACTGCACGCTTCCGAACAACTCAGCGTGGTCGCTGTCCGGTTCGCAGTGCAGTGGGAGAACAGCCAATACAGCGGTATAATCCAGCCCGGTGAACCCGGACATGGATGTGCGCCACTGAGTTTGACAGGCGAGAAACAGATTAAGAGCCGGGATGTTATCCGGCAGGATAGTAAAATCACGGTTGTGCTCTTCCGGCTTCGCGTTATCGAGGATACGCTGGCGCATCTCGTTGCTTAGCCCCATGGCCTCCATGTCGCGCCGGAGGTCGTCGTCATCTTCGGCGGGAGATGGGGGAGGAGCACTAGCCCAATACTCCCCCGCCTCTATTAGTTTTTTCTTTTCTTCGCGTCAGAGCGGCCTGTGTTAAGCTCGTCCCACGTGTCGATTAGCGCCATGCGCGATGATCGATCGCGCAGCACAGCATCCACCAGATCCGGCCCGAACTCTATTTCGTTGCCGTCCTCGTCCATGCAGCCGTCCAGATTCAGCAGATCCTCTCGAATGTACTCCTCTTTGAAGTCGGCCTCTGGGATATCCGGTTCGTATTCCGGGTCTTTGCGCGACAGCGCCACCTCCCTGTGGACCCTCTCAATTAGGTCTTGCATGCTCTTCTGTCGGTCCTTGATCTTGTCCGCATCGTGGTAGCAAAACTCGGCGACAAAATCGGCTTTTTCCGGCTTTTTCCCGCTGTCCGCCGGTAGCTCGAACACAACCCGCCGCTTTACCGATTCGATCTTTCCCACTACAAAAGCCATGTCGGCCTCCTCTTTCCCCCTGTCCCCTGAGAAAAAGCCGACCCGCCGCCCAGGGGAAGGCAACGGATCGGTAATCATCCCATCAGGTCAAGGCGATGGAAAACTCATCATTCCCGGAGTCAGACGGCACAGGCATCAGGCTGGCGTTGAACATCCGGACCCCGTCGCTATCCTGTTCGCTGAGGTTTGATATCTGCGTTGTGGGCAGCGAAAGCGTTACGATGTTCCCGGCTGTAGCGCCATGAACGATGTCCATCGCGCCAGTTACAGGGCTCTGAGAATGCGAGTCCATCGCTGCAAAAAAGTCTTTTGTACCAACATCCAACGCTTCGAAAGCCGCTGTGGCGGTCGGGTTGCGGTCGGTGATGTTTACCCCGTTATATCCCACCAGATTCCGGTGAACCACATTGGTCGCGAAGTCGAGTGAGAATGACTCCCCGCGCACAGCCTGGCCGTGGAGACTGAAGGTGCTTGTGTTGATAGAGTTGAACGGCAGCGGAGAAACCGCGCTGTACGTGGGATCGTACATCGCCACCGTAGTAGGCTTGCTGTACAGACCGGTGAACGAGAACGAGAGCGTCGGCAGCTGGCCGCGTGCCATGTTCAGCGTCACGGTGCCGCGGGCGCCGGTGACCTTCTGCATCTCGCCATCGTAGTTGTAGTAGATGGTCACCGACTCGAAGTCCTTGCTGACCGGCGCATAGGTCACGCTGGTCGTTTCAACAACGGTTTCCGAGCACCCGCACGCTCGCAGCAGCTCGCCCCACTGAGGGACGTCGCCGGCGGTCCCAGACCCGGCCAGCTCCACATCGAAAGTAACTGTGACAGACGGCGCGGTGTTGATGGAAAAGTCGCTGCCCATGTAGGGCAGATTGAGGTCACGGCTGACCCTGGTGCCTTCATACAGGGTGCGGGTCAGGTTCTTGGTGAGGATCGCATTTGATCCCTCTACTGGTGTGGGATCGACGCCGTAGGTCGTCTCGATTCCCGCCAAAATTATCTGGTTACGCGCTAGGAAGCTCACAGCTTGTCACCTCCGTCCTTTTTTACTGTGGGTTGAGCCTTCGGCTTTCTCGCGGCCTCCAGCGCTCGCTTGTCCTGGTCACTCGGCGTTCGATCTGTGCCGGAGACCAGAATCGGTTCGGCGTCGGGTGACGCTTTAAAATAGCGTCCGCCCTGGGCCGGATTCTTTGGTTTGCTCATGGTTCACCTCATCGTGCGGACATAAAAACCCCGCACAGTGGCGGGCATGACTGGATGCTTTTTACGATGCCCGGGGCATCGTCAGGATCAAGTGCTCTCGCGGATCAGCCGCCTGGTAGAGTACTTCTCCTCCCACCAGACCAGCCCGCCTTTGAGCTGCAGCAGCTCACCGCTGACAAGCTCCATATCTGTGTACTGAGCCCCGGGGCTCCAGCCAATGACAGCGCCGCGCAGCTCCGGCTTCAGCGTGTCGAGCTCCTCGATCAGGCACACCATGTGGACCAGCACGACGATGGTCAGCATCTTCGATTCCAGGAAGTCGGTGCCGTCGCTTTCTGTGCTGTCCTGCCCGGGGAAGATTCCAAGCAGTGGCGTCTGGCTGTTGAGATCGTCAACCGGCCGTTGATCCTGGGCATGGGTGATGGTTGCAAAGGACTGTGTTTGGACCGTCAGGCGCTGTATCAGGGTGTCGATCATAGTTTGCTCAACTGGAAATCAATCTGGCGCATCAGTTCCACGGGGTACTCTTCCTTCACGAACTCACGGGCGTCATTGAGCACTGCGTCACTTCCAATCATCTGCGCCACCGATGGGCCATACAGGGCCTCAATGGGAAGCCGTGACGTCTGCCCCGCCCTCTCGCGCTGGAACAGCTGAACATTCGAGTTGCCGCCGGAGGCGATAAAGGCCCGCTTCAGTTTCTTCCGGGGGCGATTCTTGTAAAGCTTTACGGTGGCCGCCTGGCGCACGCCGCGAGGCGTGCGCACCTTCTTGAACTTCGCTCCGAAATTGATCAGCCCAATGCGCCGGCTGATGTACCAGAGGAACGCCTGCTTGGGCTGGGATTGCTTCGAGAATTTCAGCCTCTTCGACAGTGCATCGCGCACCGCCGCCGCACTGATGTTGTACTTGCTGCGCGCTTCCTTCGAGAGCCGCGTGGCGGTCTTGCTGCGCATGCGCGTCAGCGTGGAGTTCTGAGCCTTGCGCAGCACTTCCGGGTCCAGGACCTTAAGGAATTCTTTGACATCCTCCTCGAACTGGATCATTTGAGCTCCGCCGTGATGATGCTGCCGTCGTTCTCCAGGGTTCGCAGCACCGTCCAGGTGGTGCCGTCCTGAGTGATGGTGTCACCGTTCTTTATGGCGTCGAACGGGAATTCGGTATTCGTGAACATTGCGCCCTTCACTATCTGGCCGGCGCCGGTTATCTCGTCCATAATCTCCAGATTCGTATCGACCAGGACGCGGAGATCCTTTTCCAGTCCTGCCTGGCGGTACACAGCTGGGCCGCCGGATGCCTGGATCAGCATGACGGCCGCTGCGTTGAACTCACCGGAGGTGGCCATTACTTATCAGCGCCTGCACTTTTCTTCGGGTCAGCACTTTTCGTGCGGGTGGCGGTCTCTCCCGAGCCCACCAGTTCCGCTTTCCCCATGCTGATAAGGATCCGGGCATCTCGCTCGGATACGTCAGGGGTGTCGCCCCTGTCGACGCTCTGGCCGCTGACGACCGTAGCGCGCATAATTTTCACTTTTGGCATTTCATTCTCCATGCTATCTGCTGAAATTAGTGGGCGTCCCTGCCCTGGGTAATCCTACGAACGAGCCGATCAGGAGGTCAGCGCGTCCTTCATGGCCGCGAAACTTTCCGGATGGCGAACGGCGATGTCGACGTCCTGCAGCGCAGTGATACGCACGCCCCCGCTCGTGTCATTGGCGTAGGGGTTGACGGTGATATCCAGCCCGCCCCACATGCCGATGATCAGGTCAGCGAAATTGCCAAAGATGATGGCAGACGCTACACCAGAGGAAGTGCCCTTCGTCAGATCGCTCGGCACCTGGTTGGTCACTGACGCACCGTAGCCATTGAGCGGCGTGTTACCCGCCCTGGTGTCCCAGACGCGTTCAGCGTTCGAGCCGGAGTCTACAAACGTCTTCTTCAGCTTGCCGCGCACCTTCGCATTGGTCAGATAGGCCAGTGATCCGATGTCAGCGTTATCAATCGCCACCTCGGTTTCAAGGTCAACGATGTTATCCCAGGTTGGAGCCGCGCCGTCGGTGCCGCCCAGAACCGAACCGATACCGGTCTGATTCAGAATACCGGTCGGCTGGTTGTTGGTGCCGGTGCCGTTGATCGCAGCCAGGTCGATGGTCAATGCCAGCACCCGCGCCAGATCGTTGCGAACGAACGCCTCTACATCGATGCTCGATTGCAGCAGCAGCTTGCGGCTGTACTCGGTGTACGCGCCCACCGTCTCCGGTGACAATGTCACTTGGTCAAACGCCTGCTGTGACTCGGTGGGCGCTGATGATTCCGCCACCCAGTAACCGCTTGCCCCGCCGGTCTGGCGCGGAATGGCGATGTTGCCAGCAAGATCAGTCAGCACCGTTGCCATTCCCGGTTGCATCATCATCGCTCGATTGCGCAGCAGATCGATAAATGAAGCGGACAGCAGGTCAGTGGCCACCGTATGGCCACCAGCCGTGGCTGTGCCGACGCTCAGATCACGCCGCCCTTCGTTCGGCACCATAGCCCTGGCCAGTACGTCCACCGGCACCAGGATGCCTCGCGACTCTTTCTGACTCAGCCGCGCAGCTTCCGTGCTGACCTCGAATTCAAACGCCGCCGCTTTCTGTGCCCGCTGGTCCTGCGGGTTGGCCAGGGCGTTCATTGCCCGCACCATGCTGTACCGCTTGATTTCCTTCTCACTCATGCCGACCTCTGCCGACTCGGCTCGCGTGGCGTCGGGCCTGCCCATACGGGTCAGCATGCGCTTGTTGAAGGCCTCCACGTCGCCGCCTTCGGCGATGACCTCGCGGGCCACCTCCTGACCGTTATGCCGTGCGTATTCATCGCCAGCTTCCTGAACAGCCTTGATCCGTGACAAAACAGCCTGCTCGCCTTGTTGACGTGCGTTATCTACATGCTCCTGCGTCACCACACTGGCGCTACCATCGGCGACCTGCTGACGACGCTGATCATTTTCTTTCGGGACCATAATACTTTCCTCTCGATGCTGGGGTTCCTCGCGGGAACCAATAATTTTTACCTCGTTTTCCTCGGACCCGGCGTCGCGACCGACACCAACCGAGTGATCTGCAGGCACGGAAACGAAAGAAATTTCATTCGGCTCCCAGTCTGTTACCCGGTAGCTGACGGGGATACCATCCTCGTCGCGCTCTTCGGGTGCCATCTCGTATATCCGGTATACGACACTGACTGCCTTCCGGATACCGTCGATGACGTCCTGGAACACCTCCTCAGCGCGCGCGCTTTTCCCAAAACGCACCTTTGCACGACCTACCCGGTCGGCTGAGAGTTGAACACTTTCTATCGTGCCTACGTGGTCGCGTGGATCGTGATCAACTAGGAGCGGTCCCCCGTCCCGTAGACGATCCAATCGCACGGCTTTGCTTGAATGGTCGAGAATTTCATTTCCATACCAGCGCTCAACAGGAGTTTCACTGCTGAATGCCAGCTCTACTGTTCGGGCCTCTTCGTCAATAGAGGCAGGGTCGATATGAAAAGCCCGGGTCATTGCCCGGGCTTTCATCTTCTTGACCACCTGTTCCGGGTCATTGTTCTTGGCTTTCTTCGCCATCTTCCGCCTCCTCTGTTACCGGCTGCACCGGAACCTTTTTTAGATCTCGCTCGTCCAGCATCTTGTCCCACTCCTTCCAGTCGTCGAGCACCTCGCCCGGGTCTCCGCCGCGCTCGATGATGACGTTCTGCGGGGACTCAATCCGCCGGTCCAGTGCCAGGCCATGGCCCTCCATGTCCTTCTTCGGGTCCACCCATGCCCAGCGCCGACCCTGGTAATGGATTCGCTTGAACTTTCCGAATTTCTGCGGAGGCAGCCGGGAGCCTCCGGGCAGTTGGACCTTGCCGCTAAGCAGCGCTGACGCCAGCCAGTCTTCAACCGTCGGTCGTACAAACAGGTCAATGATCCACGTCTGCAGGGTCTTCCACAGTTCGCGGTCCTCGAGCGATCCTAGGCGCCCGCTGTTGTAGTTCACTCCGGTCAGGTCATTCGACAGGGTGAAGTACGAGACACCCAGCCCGGAGGCCATGGCGCGCTGGTTCGATTTGATGAAGCTGTCGTACGCTGACGTCGGGTGCTGCGGGTCGAAGGACTGGAACTTGTAGCCCGCCGGCAGCTCTTCGAAGGATCCGGGCTCGGCATCTGTGATCATCGCGCCATCTGCGGCTTCGTCGCCCTCGTACTCTCTATCGCCCGGCGCGCTGGGGTCTCTCTCAAAAAATCCCATCTTTGCCGAGGCCGCCCGGGCCGCCACCAGCTCGGCCTCCTCATACCCGGCGAGCATGTGCAGTCGCATCAGGCTGACCGCGAGCCACGGGAAGCCCCGGGTCTGCATGACCGCCTCCGGCAGAAAGCCGTGGATCATCTGTTCGGCCGGGATGCGCTTGTACCGGCTGCCGTTGTACTCATAAATATCCCCGATGGCAGAGACCGTGCGAACGTAGTATGCAACCGGGCGGCGCCACTCATTAAGCTCTATGCCCATGTTGATCACCCTGCCACTGCCAAGATCACGGGTCAGAGTGACATCGACTGCTTCGGCATCTATGAATTCCAGCGCAAACCCGTAATCATTGTCGGGCCAGTTGAAATGTTTTCGCACGAAGCACTCGCCATCCTTCGCCACCGTCTCCATAAACAGGTCACAGACGCCCTTCCACGACAACCGGCCAGTAACGTCGGGCTTACCCACACGGCACCACTCGGCAAATGATTCTTTTATGGCCTCGTTCGCTTGCAGGTCAGGAGCCCCGCTGTCGTCCTTGCTGCGCGGCTTGATCATGATGCCCTGCGGGCCGATGACATTACTCTTCAGCAGCCGCAAGTAGTGCTTGACAAAATCATTGTTCAGTGAGGCGTCACGGGTGCGGGCACGCAGCGCTCGCAGACCGGTGCGGATCTCGGCGTCCAGCGGTTTCGGTACCGTGGTCCATGTGCTGGCCAAGCGGTCGATCTTGGCGCCCTTAAAACTGCGGCTGGCGCTGGCGGGCATCTGTGGCTCAATTCGATCTTCAGGTCTCGGCACGCTGCGGCGGAAAGGCGCTGTAATGGCTGAGATCAGGCTCATGGAAAGCGGACCCTTATCTGATTGACGCCGTGCTTGCCCTGGCGCATGGACCGGGCGCGGCGTTCAGCCCGGACTTCTGCTCGATACGTGTTGCGCAGTTTCAGCAGCTCCTCGTAGGTGTAGCGGGTCAGCTGCTTCCCTCGTATGTTTGTCGAGTAATCGTCTGTCGTTGCTTTTCCTTCTAGCACTGACTCAATAGATGCGAGCACCTTCTCGGCATGACTTCTAAGATCGGCTGCGTCGCCAACGATATCCGGCAGCACCTGCAAGTCACCGCTCGATACCCGCTCGCGCTTGCCGTCCTTGGTGGCGAATGCGACCCATTGATATGCCCCGTCAGTCCACGCATCGGTGGCCTGGTCGATAACGTGGTTATCGCCTGATGCGCTGGTGGTGATCGTATACCTCAGATCAGCATTGGTAACAACAATGGTGAGCGCCCACCCGTCGCTGGCCGGATGTTTCGGCAGCGTGACTGTCTTGCCGATCGTGTCGCCGACGTGCACTCTGCGAGGGAATTCTATGGTTTCCATTTACTCACATAGCCGCCGCGCCGCTTGCGCGGCTTGCGGACCTTTGTCTGGTGGGTTGTCACTTGCTGCTGGATCGGAGATTGTGCTGGCGCCGAAACAGGAGGCGCCATCTGTTCCTCTAGCTTAGACATCAGTGCCTTGAAATTAGGATTCAAGATGTAGAGAGCGGCCAGGTTGTACACCGACAGGTCCAGGGCCTCATTGCGCGCCCGGCGCTTGCGCCACTCCCGGTGCGGGAAGCCCTTTCGGTAGAAAGTCACCACCTGCTCGGCAACCAGTTGCTGAAAAAACTCCTCGTCAAAGCATGGAAGTATCGGGAAGTCGATGTACCCGCTGCTCCCCCGCTTTTCGATCTCGTAGCGCTTGTATATCAGCTCCTTAGCGGTATCGGTGCCGATGGAGAAAAGCAGCACCTTGCCCTTGTTCGTTTTGCTGGGCCGGCTGACCACGGGATACCCGGCGCCGTTGCGGCCCTTGATCGCATACACGCGCCGGCGCTCCCTCGGTTTAACGAACCGGTACACCTGC